GGATGGGTATGGGTCTGGGGATGGGTATGGGGATGGGTATGGGGATGGGTATGGGTATGGGTTTTAAAAGGGGGGTAATATGAATAGTTATGATTGTGTCGCATTTTATCTTGCCAGTTTAGGATGGGCAGTTTTAGAAAAACCTAACATCGAAGACAACTATTTTGACTTAACCGCTGTAAGCAAAAAGAAAACATTGCGAGTAGAAATAAAAACGCTAATGACAAAAGATAACGGTTGTTGGCAAGCGTCAGCTATATCAGATAACCAGAAAAGAGCCGACGCTGTAGCAATAGTGTTTCCTAATAAAAGTGTGTTTATAGAAAAGATGGAAGACTATTTGCAACACTGTTCCGATTCTGGTTATCGCCAGTTTACTTGGCTTAGACCATAAGGAGTCACCATGCAAATAATCGAACTTGTCCTCACCTGCCGTGAAAAACTAGGCTCTAATGTAGCCCTTGCCAAAGCATTGGGGGTCGAGCCACACGCTATCAATCGGTGGTTAAAAGGTAAGCATGAGCCGAGAATTGAGACAGTGAGGGCTTTAGAAAGGTTGAGGGATAGCAAATGAAAAATGGACAAGGGAAAACCACAAAACTTGATGGAGATGTTATTCGTGTTGAGGCTACATATGCCACTTATATGCCTGATGTTCAGAATATTCCTTTGGGGTATATCTATGATTGCTTGTGTCGGCAAATATCACAACAAATTATTGATTCCGAACTATTCCAGATTAAAAAAACAAAATCGGATATGACTGAAAAAACCACCATGAGCGTATTGGTGTATCCGTCCAATTCATCACGTCTAGATATTTTGAACTCGGAGTACAAGAAACTTCAAGACAAAATCGTTGCGCTTGAGTATGATGTGTCGTTCTATAAAGCAAAACTAGAAATCATGAAAGGAATGGTATGATACTAAAGTTTATTATCGCCGCAGTTATGCTCACGCTGTTTTTTCTTTTGTGGGCTTGGTTTTGGAATTATGCAGGACGAATCGGGGGTCAGAAATGAAAGTAATAGGAATTGTCGATCATGGGCATTACCTTATGCAGGTGTCACACTCAGAAATAGAAAAGCACCTAAATTTGTACTATGACAAGCTCAAAAAGCTAAAAGTTGGAGATGAAGTTGACTTGGGAAAAGGGTACGACTTCGCTAGTGACATAAAGGAATCAATGATGACAACCAGAGGCTTCATCGAAGCAAATAAAGAAATAATCGAAGCAATAATGAACGGGATGCAGGTTATTGGCAGAATCGAGGAAAAAACAAAGTGAAATTTGAAGAATCTTTGATAGAGTTACGAAACGGCTACAAAATTAGTCGCCAAGGCTATGAAAACAAATGGTGGCTCGAAAAAGATGTAAACAAACCCGTTACAACTGATAGCATGTTAGCAAACGATTGGGTGGTTATACCTGAGAAAAAAGAGCCAAAACTTATGGCTCCTGCAATCATATGCGAGATTGGAAGTAAGTATTGTAAGTTAAGCGGCTGTCTGTTTGAAAGCGAAGCAGAAGCCAAAGAATGCTACGGGAATACATTCATCTCATGGCCAGCCGTGCCAAATGCTGAGGGATTTTATGCCGTAGAGGGGCCGACATGACCACACTACGGAAACAAGCAAAAGAAAAATCATGCTGGGTTTGTGGAGAACAAAGAAGGCGTCTTTTCAGTATGGGAAAGGTTTTAGAGCAAACTTCAGAGCGAGAACTGGTGTTTACAATTAAAAAAGAATGGTTGTGTTTGCCGTGCTTTGAACGTAGATACTTTGAAAAAAATGACCATGCTAAAGTATGTGAAGCCGAGAAGCTTGAACAAGAACTCGCCGCCAAGGACAAAGAGATTGAGGGGCTGAAGGATCAAAAAGAAAAGCTCATCGACTTATTCAAAAACTGTCGTGATGCGACTGGATATTCTGACCAGTATTTCAGAGGCATGTACAACGGTATCGAGTGGGCTAGGTCGTGTTTAGAAGACAATGAGCCGCAATACAAAGACTCTGTTGAGAAGTCAGAGCCAATATATGTGCCGACTTGTGCAGAGATGACGGAGGGAAAATGAGCAAGATTCTGGTAATTGAGGACACGCAACGGAGTCGCCACTGTCCAATTGTCGTGGAATTTATGAACACATGGAATTGTCCTATCACAAGAGAATCAAATCATGGAGGTCAGATGTGCAACGCCTTGCCTGATAGCGATGAGACTTTTGTAAAGGAGCATCATTTGTACAAAGAGCTTGAAGAAAAACTTGACAAACTGAATACGCAAGGAGACTAAGGATGACCACCTACCCCGAAAATTGGTCGGCTTTGGATGTGGCAGAATATCGACTTATTAAGGCTCACCTTGATTTGTTCGACGGTAATCTCACAAACACCGCCGATGCCCTGCGCCTCAGTTTTCGGTGTATACAGTACAAAGTCAGACGCTACGCTAAGCTTGGTTTACCTATTCAGTGGAAACGCCGTGCCGACACTATCCAAACACTCGGCGATGATAGCGCATCCGAAACAACCGTTAGGCGTTAGAACGCTTCTACATTCTGGGCAATATTCTCGCTTCTTTTCTACTCGTACCTTGTGCTTTGTCTTAGCTATTAGCTTTTGTAAGTTCATGCGAGTCCTAATCATTTCACTAAGGCTAGTCCTTTTTACACCCAATGCCCTAGCTGTTGCAGCAATGTTGCCGTCAAATTGTTTTAATGTTGCGCCAATAACCGCAAGGGCGAACAATTTTTTTGCTTCAAACAGCTCAAGTTCGCCGTCTAAAACAGCTTCCGCTAGTTGGTCACCTATCATTGTACAGCCCTCAAGCGCTCCAATTCTGAACGCACTTTCTCAAGCTTGATAGTATCAAGTCTTTTCTGATTAGTGTAATAGTCTTTCGCTGGTCCATGCGTATGGTCGATGCGCTCTTGGATGAATGCTAGGTCTTGGAGACGGTCTTGGAGGTCGGCTAAAAGGGTTGCAATGCGTTGTTCCTTGGCTTCCTTGTTCATACTGCTGCTCCGTTTTGTTTTTATTGTCTCACAAAACGCAACAAAAAGTGATTGTCAGATGTTTGACTTCAGTATAAGAAAAAAGCCACGGAATGGTTCCGTGACTCTCAACCTCTTTCTAAGGATTTTTTTATGACTCAGTTAGTTAATTTTGTCAACCCCGATGGAAAAGTATCAAGCAAGCTTGTGGCGGAGAAGTTTGGAAAGCTTCACAAGGATGTGCTTAAATCTATAACAAATCTTGAAAGAAATTTATCTAATGATTTCTACAAGCTCAATTTTGCGCCTAAATATATCAACACGTTAAAAGCGTCCAAAACAGAAGTAGAAGAGGTCTTGATGACTCGTGATGGCTTTTCGATTCTGGCTATGGGCTTCACTGGCAAAGAAGCGTTGACGTGGAAAGTAAAGTTTCTTGAAGCCTTCAATCAATTAGAACGGGTCGCCAGAGACACTGTACCCCAACTAATGAATAGACTTGAACATCTAGAACGTGAGCAGCAGCTAAGGATAGAATCAGAGAATGCAAAACGCCAGAGGTCAGAAGAAAGAAAGGGATTCATTACCACATATATTGTGCCAATGTTTCCTGCTTTCGACAATATCTTAGGACTTATCCCTAAAACAGTATCGTTACCCCGATCCGCACTTACTGAAGCTGAAATAGCCACTAATGAGCGCATACACTGCTCAAACAGGCACAAGGGCACGGGCAACGAACTTAGTAAACGTGAGCAATATGAGCTTGCGATTATAGCATGGGAGCGTCTATCCCCGGAACAGCGAAACGATATCCCAAGACCATTGCGTTCGAGTTTTGGGTTGCGACAATGAAAACGAACGACCTGGTAAAAGAATTTGATGATTTTATAGAACACGCCAAAAATGTCGCTATTTCTAGAATGAATAAGCCCTTTAATAATGACGAGGAAGCAAAAATACACTACATCATAATGAAACTTATTCAAGCAGAAACAGCCAACAAAATGCTTTTAGCAACAATTGAAAAGTACAGAGTTGTTTGCAGAAAAAACAATCTATCCATTGAATAAAAATAACCGGCACTAGACCGGTTACCGTGAGTCGTTCTTAGGAGAGATTTTTATACCTTCATCATATCCCGACTCAATGTATTTTGGAATCATGCGTCAACTATTTGACTAAGCGGCCTTCAACTCAGCAATGATTGCCATTGCAAGCTCAACACCTTCGTTGAACTCAATCTCTTTGACTTCTGCAGGAATGCTAGAACATCCTTCAAAAGCAGTAATGAACACGCCACGGAATGCATCATCGGTGGCAAGCTTCATTCCGAGTGCGGCAATGTCTTTCACATCCAAGCCATCTTTACTTAGCTTGGCAATTTCTTTGCCGAGTTTCACTAGAGCTACAATAGCTTCTTTCGTATTCTTTACGTCCATGTTACACCCCTAACATCTTGAGTAAACTTTCGACTATCGGCACTATTGCCAGTAGCCACACTTTGATCGGCGGGTAAAACCAAGCAACGGCACCCGCAACCGTAGACACTATACCAAAAATCATTGAGAATCGCACTAGCCACGGCGCTGGGTTTTTCTTTTCTTGTGGCACCTTCACCTCGGGTAAGCCTTTTGGCTTCTCAGGATTAGGCATAGGCTTGCTAGGCGAATTGGGATGTGTGGCCCAAGGGTCTACCTTTGGCTTTGGAAGCGTCTTGGGCGGCTCTGGAGGCGGCAGCTCTATTTTGGTTGGCAATTCAGGTTCTTTCTTTCTGTCGGCATCTAGCTTTTTCTTGAAGCCTAGCCAACCGTCGTAAAGCATCTGCCCTGCGTCTGAAAGCTTCTCGGGGTTCTCTTTGACTAAATCATCAACGCTTTTGTGACGCACTCGATTACCATCAATGTAAGGGTCTTTAGCCTCTACAGCGAAGCCATGTCGTGCGTAAAATTCACACGCTAATCGGTAAGGGTCGATAGGGGCTTTATCAAAGGTCATTGCGTCCCAAAAACGTGCAGCGACATAGAACTTTATGCGACCGTATTGCGAAAGGTAGCGCCAATTAAAATCTGATAGCTCAGTGTCAATAGTCATGTCACACCGTACCTCAATAAGAGTTAATGATGACCGATAGTATGATGAATACAATCATCCAGATTAACATTTTTTCTTCTTAATCGCTGCATAATTCTCGCATGTTCTTAATCATAGTGACTCCTTCAATACTTCGGCGATTGCGATGGCCGCAATAGCGCTGCGTTTCTCTGCTTGCTCTTGAGTGTAAGGGTTTACGAAGTAACTCTCAACTAACATAACAACAGGGCAGCCTGTCTTTTGTGCAGCGTTAATCACACTCCAGTTGTTAATCTTGACGCCTCTATTCGTAGAGCCAAGCGCCTTGCAAATATTGTCACATACTTTCCTAGCAATATCGCGGCAAACTCCGCTTGATTGTGTCGTGCAGAATACTTCGGTGCCAGGGTCTTTGTCTCCATCATAGCTGTTGTGATGGAGCGAGATGAACGCATCACAGCCCTTTGCTTGAGCGCCACGACCGTCTAAGTCGTTTGTTTTACCCGCTACAAGCTTTACAGTGTGCCCATACTTCTCAAGTTGTGCCTTGATGATGTTCGCTTGCTGAATGTTCAGCACCTCTTCCTTAGCGCCAAGTTTGCTATGCGCTCCTGGCTCACTTATCGAGTGACCAGAGTCCAAGGCAATAAGTCTGCCTTTAGTTGCAACAGTTACTCCCAACAAATTCTTGGCTTCGGGTATGCACTTGATTACCTTTTCTGCATAACCATCGACAGGACACCATGATTCTCCGATGTGTTTAAGGAACGCTTCAGAGTCGTTTTTGTGCTCTTCCCAACCTTTGTAGTAGCTTCTAGACAAGAATTTGAGCCAACCCTTCACGGCAATATCTGTGGATTCAAACGCAGCGAAAACTGCCATGCCTTCGACTTCTGACGTGACTTTCACAATCCTACCAACTGCCATTCCTTCTAATTCTTGGCGCATCTTGATGCCCCACCCATTGTTGCAATCGGCAAACACTCGACTCGTTCCACGGCCCGACTCGATTATGGCTTGGGCAATGCAGGCAACCTTCATAGCTTCGGTCATGTCGCTTGCTTTTACGCTTGCAATGAGCTTTTGCCATGCGGTTAGATTACTTGGAATTGGCTTTGAGTCTTCTGCCTTTGGGCTTTCCTTTAATTCGGTCGCTACGCCTATTTTTAGCAGAAAACTTCCTAGCAATTCGTTCACAATAATTTGCATACGCAATACCCTCCTCACAGTGTGGACAGACTGCCCAAATTCTAGGATGTAAAGGGTCAACTAGCAATACCCCGTTGATGCACATATTAGGGCATTGCTCATAATCCATTTAAGCCTCACTGTTTTTTCCAGTGTATCGCTTATCTGGCTTTCCACCAAGGGATTAGCTGCGCCAAGATTGTGGCTACAACGGTCACGACAACGGCGTAGTTCTTAACTCGCCTCCAAAGGTTCTCACTCGCTTGATGCTCTGCTCTTGCTGGGCAGGTGACGATGTGTCTCTCCATCACCTTGATACGGGACTCGGAGTCAACATGGCGCTTGGTAAGCTCCTCAAGTGTCACCGTATTGCGCTCTAAGAGCACCCTATTCTCAACAATCTCTGTTCTCATATCCTTGAGTAGCTCAATAATCTCTTGGCTCATGGCGGTGCCTCAAACAGTCGCAGGGCTTAGCGTAACCTTTTGCCGCAAGGTGGGCGAGGTCGGCTTTTGAGAGTCGTTTGAAGTCGAACGAACTCATGGCAAATAATCTTCAACAGCAAAAGGAAACGCTTGGTGCACTCCGTCCCCACCGCCGTTCGGCGTTGTCCAGAACGTTGTCCGTTGGAGTCGGCAGTTGATTCGACTTTGTGCGGACATCGCTGAACCGAGAGCCTTTCGCTCGGCTGGATCAGAGAGATACCAAGTTTCTGCGTTGCCGTACTGCGTAATGCCGAGCGACGGCATCACTGCGTCTGCATCGTCGAAGATTTTCTGCACGATAAACTCATACGACGCCTTGTTTTTCCGCACGTAGTTCGAGAAGTCCATTCGCCTTGGCAGCGGCAAGCCGTTGTCTTTCATAAATCGAAGCGACAGGTAGGGCCAAAACATTGAGCGATGACCGTTCAGAATCGGGTATTTCGAGAACACAAACCCCGGTTGCATGATGTCTTCTTCTTTTCCTTCGATGAGAAAATAGAGCGACGGGGTTAGACCCTTTTCGCTCGCGTAGGCATGGAAGCCTGGATAGAACGTTGTCAAAAACCACTCCTGATTTTTCTTCGCACCCACCATCGCCTCACCGTCCATGTATACAGTCTCGACAACGCGACTACCATTCGCCCGCTTCACATCATGAACTGCGTCGATGATACCCTTGTAGCTTGCGATAAACCGCGACGAATAGTCCGCAGGCTTGAGCTTCTCGTGCCCGAGCGTAGTCGTTGGAGAGCCTTGACGAAACTCTGCGGCCCAGAGGCGGAGGATGGTTAGATCAAGCGTCAAACGCCCGTCTGCTGCAACGTCTTGAGCGTATGCGCGAAGGTTTGAAAGCTCGATTGGCGTAGGCGGGAACGTCCAATGTGCTGGTGTAGTCGCCGGTTTGGTTGTCACAAGCCAAATGCGCGTAGAGATGATGGATGCACCTCTGTCTGCCATGGCTTTAAGCTGCGACTGCACGAGACTTCGCACGGCGGGCACATGGTAGCGCGACAAAAATCCCGTCGCATTGAAATCAGCGCCAGTGGCATGATAGTCAACTCCCACCTGATAATTGCATCCGGGTACAGGGGTCGGCTTTGGCGTTGGTGCCGCAAGCACGCCTTTAACCGTCAGCGTTGAGAGCATATATTTCTTGGACTTACTGTCATAAAACTTGAACAAGTAGCTTGAGTTAGCTTGTACGGGAAACACGATACCAAGAGACGACGGCGAAAGCCAAAGCGTTTTCTCGGCTTCGGAGTCTTTCGTCAGGGTGATGATAGGCTTGCCGCCGCTCGCTCTCCAGCTAACAACTGTGTACCCTTCTTTGCCCTCTTGCACATTCACAACTTCAGGATTGGCCCGTATGTAGCCGGTCAGTTTGGCTGCGTGTGCCTGCACTGCGAAAAACATCGCTAGAATCAAAAATACTCGTATCATGCTTACTCCTTTTTGGCTTAGCGTAACTTTTTGCCGCAAGTCGGGCACATTTCGTTGTTTCGTTCTTCGATGCGCATTTTGCGTTTCTCGGAAATTTTGTCTTCAGCTATTTCCTTGCCAGCGCAAACATCCCGTTCGATTTGGTAGTCGTCGATATTAAGTTCCGCCGCCTTTGCCTTTGCAGCGGCAAGCGTTGCAAACGTTCCGACGAGTTCAAACGAGTCTGATGCGTCTTTCAATAGTTGGAATGGCATAATTACTCCTTTCCTTTCAACATGAGGTCACTCATCACAACCGTTGTGCCTTGGGCTGTTACAAACGCCCGAACGAATTTGGCGTGAACATTCGACACAGAGGAGCGAACAATTCCTGCAATAGTCGTTACCGTTCCACCGGCGATTGTGACCCAGTTGGTGCCGTCTTCCGATGCCTGAATATCAACCGTGGCAGCAGCGGATTGAGACGCGCAACGTACGACCAGATTAAACTTCTCGCACCCCTCTGCGAGAATAGCGCCTGTAGCGTTTCCGGTAGTGTTCAAGAGTGCAGCCGTGTTGTCCACAAGCTGCACGTACATCGACGTTGACGCGCTTGACTGTAGTCTGTTGACGACGCGAGTAAAGCTCGGGCTTGAACCACCGATCGTTTGCACGTAACGAACGCGGTTTCCGCGCAGTTTCAGGACCGGACTTCTGTATGCACCGGTCGCAGTAATGCGAGGGAAGTCGTAAACCTTGTACCAGTTAGTTCCAGAGTCGTCCGACTCTTCGACACTCACATCCATAGTTCTGTTAGTGCCAGACGCCGCCGTGACCGAAATTTCGACAGAGTAAGCGGAGCCAGAAGCGGGTGTAACCGCTGTCGTAGTGGCGGTTGTAGTTATCGCCGCCGACGCAACGTCAGCAACTAACAGGGGCGGGGCGTTGTTGGCCGCTGTAACGGAAGTGACTGTGGCTACCGTGGTGACAGTTCCGGCGGTTACGTTCACAGGGATGGACTTCTGCACGTCCTGCAAGCCGTTCTGGTTTGCGATTTCCGCAATGAGACGCGCGAATTCAATCGCAACGATGCTGTCGAGACGAAGTTCTAGGCGTCGAATGACGTTTCCGCCGCAGTTGATGCTAGCGAAATCCGGCCCCACACTCTCAAGCTCAAGCGTAGTCGTGGAAACGCGCAGCACGCGATACGCGCCGTCATAGAGGCCCATGCTCGTCGCGTCGCAGCCGTAGAGGTGCATCGTTTCACCGACAACGGGAGTCGCCCACGTTGTGTTTCCAATGAGTGTCATCACGTTATTAGTGCGCGAAATGGATTGCACTGATTGAGGAATAGCGTTGACAGCCAGCGTGCCACCGTTAACCTGCCAAACCGCGCCACCAGCGGACGAAGCTGTCACAGCTCCAGTCATCACCACCGTGAAATTATTTGCGTCAATTACGCTCGCGACTGCTGTTGCAGCAGTGAGCGCCGGGAAGTTCGTTATGTCACGGACGCCATAAATCTGAATGAAGTCAGACGTTGTCAAACCGTGAGGCACGTCGGTCGTCACAGTGGCAGTTGTGGTTCCCGATTTTGAGATAGCGGTGATTCTCGCGATTGGGGCCGTTAAAGCCGAACTCTGTTTCACTGCTGCTAGGAGCTTGTATCGTTTGCCTTCGTCGGCAACACGCGTCTGTATTTTTACCGACGAAGGTGCCGTTGATGAGTTTGTCGTAGAAGAAACAAAACTCACGTCCTCTTCTGAAATAATCATCTCATATTTGGCAGCAGCGGTGTACCCGTCACTGTACGGCATTGCGTTTGAGTTTCCTGCGGTGGTCGTGAGTGTGAAACCCTGAACTCTGAAAGAGTTGTTTCTGCGCGACGCCGCAAAGTTCGAAGTCGAACTAGTGACATTCGTCGAGTCATGGTAGTACCCAACCGCATTTTTGATGAAAAACATCGGGTCATGGTATCGAACTGTTCCGCCGGTCGAATTGTAGGTACCAGCCCCGGGAGTCGCCGCAACAGAGAACGAAGTTGCGTCGATAACCGTAACTAGCAGTTGGTCGAAATTCAACCGGGAATCTGCACACTGAAGAATTGTTACGCGGTCGCCGTTCTTCAACCCGTGAGCCGTAGCTGTCGTGAACGTCGTAATCGTTGACGTTGCTGTTGCGGATGCAGAAAGCCCCACGTCGGCTACGTTGCTCAAGTACTCTGTTTCCAGCGTCGTAGGGTTCACACCTGCGAAGCCGACGAAGGCACAAAAGCCTCTCGCTCTTTGAGACATCGAGTAGGCGGAGCTGAACTTTAGAGGCATTGCAAAAGTGCGTTTGCTCTGCATAACAACCGACGTGTTTCTCGCCAGCGGGCAAAGCGACAGGCACATATACGACGCGCCGAAAGCGTCACCGCGTTTTTTGATGAACCCCGAGCCTTGATTTGTCCAAGTCACGTCCCACTCAAGCGGGTCTGGACCGTCGCCATAAGCGGTTTCGGTCCAGTCCATGCGGAATTTCTGCACGCCGTTTCCTACTGACAACATGCCTTTTTCGGTTAGCGGCATGTATGGAATCTCAACAGGAAGAGCGCCTGTGAGAGACTTGGCGATGCGAACAACATCGTCTTCGCATTTGTTGGCTATTAGTGTTGGTATAACGTAATTAGGGAGATTGGAATGTCCATATTCTTCAAGCGTTTCTACTATCATTGTTTTGCTCCTTATTTGATAAATTCAAGTTTACTGCCAAAAGTATCTTTTTGATAGTGTATGCCGATGGTCAAAAGTCCGGCGTCTGAACCGTAGGTGTCCTGAGCGTCAGCTGGGTTGCGATAAATTCTCATAATGATGTGCGCTGAAATATTATAGCCCGTCATGTTGATTGTACCTAGAGCGGCGACCTGATTTTTCCACGCAACCCCATCTGCCGCATCGACAACCGAGAGAGTCTGACTCCCAGAAAACACACCGTCCACATCGGCAATAGTGTAATCCATGAACCACTTCACGTTGCCTGCGCTTGCGTTGGTAGGTGTCCAGTGAATGTGAGGGCGAATCTCTGTGCCTTCGGCCCAATCGTGAGGAATTTCAACCTGTGCGAAAACTTGCTCGCTCGTTGTCCCACCGTCAAAACCGTGAATTTGCATCGAGGCAATGGGCGTGAAGTTGATGAGGTCGGGAGCACTTGCGCCCGTGCCAAGATTGTAGCCCTGAATGACAATATCATCCCACTCGAACGTGGTGGGAGCCACACGAGCGTTTTTAAAAACGCCATTATTGTAAACGAGAATTTCACCGTTCACAGGAGATGTTACTTCCACATCATAATTTTCATCAATGCTCATTGCGGAAGGTAATTCTACGAGAATTTTGCCTTGATTTGGGTGAACATCGAGAACGCTACCAACACGACGTGCTGCAACAGGTCGAACTTTTGTAAAGCCACCTGTTACGCTCGCAGATAGCCACAAGAGGTCGCCGATGGCAAGAGAGTTCCCCTCACTATCAACGGTCGTGTTCATGTCGCCAAGAACGCCGCGAGATAGCGCATACCCGTCAACGTTTGTTTGCAGCGAGCTTGTAACGAACCCCAATGTGCCAGCCGCTTGACCGGCAACTGCGGCGTTCGCAGGCTTCACAATCACACGATGCCCTGCGGCGTTTGACGCATACACAAGCTGCCCACGTGTGAGTGCAATGCCGTCATTTCGCACTCGATACAAAAGGTCTTCACCGATTGCCAGCGTGGTGCTTTGCTCAAGCTCTGTTTCGTAAGTCCCACTCGTCGCAGAAAATGTTGCGAACTGATTTTGTTTTGCAGCGAGCGCGAGTTGTAGGTCTGTCTGTTGAGCAATGTCGCCCGTAATTTCGCCCCAAGCTCCGCCCGAATCACCCTTGGGCCCTTGCATTCCCACGTCGTAAATCTCAACCACCTCTTCAGTGACAACTACAGTTACTTCGCTCATCGTGTCACCTCGCCAACAACGTGCAGCCCGCCATAAATTAGCTTCTTCACAAACGAGCCTGAGACAAGCTCAAGGTCGTAAACGTAACAGCCAACAGGCAGCGTTATGGTGTCTGCTGCTGAGATTGTCATCGTGATTTTACCAAGCAGGGGGTCAATTATAAGTCGCCCGTTTTCTGTCGTGAGCGAGATTGTAATATCTGTCGAGTTCACAAACTTTCGAACTTGCATTCGAGCTGTATAACCCGTGAGATTAATCGCAGTGCCGTCTGCATTCTTGTGAAACAAAACTCGCTGAAAAGTCGAGCCCTGTTCGCACGGGCCTGCGCTGTTTTCCGCTCCGCAAATTGATACAAAGTCAACTTTTCCGGCTGTCATGATTTAGCTCCCAACTGGAATTTTCTGACCTGATTCTTTTTCCATATTCTTTAGAATCGACATGTGGCGCTCTTTCGAGTACCAAAACTCGTACGACAAAGCGGGAATTTCTAATCGCTCGTCATTCTCAAGTATGAACACTCGCACTTGCAAGCCATCAGCAACCATAGTTAGGTCGCCCTTAACTTTGATTTTGTTCCAAAAGAACTTGCCACACTTGCGATACTTCACAGAATATATCATTTCACCCTCATCAAATAAACAACTGAGAAGTACAAGGGGCGATTCTCAAGTGCCGTAGGAGAAGCGTTTCCAACTGTGATTGTTGCAGCTTGACCTGTGAAGCCTTGAGCCGCTGCAGTTAGTGAGAATCCGTGGCCATGACCTGAGTTCGTAGAGGTGACGGTGACACTACCTGCTGCAATGCTAGTTACGGCACCCGCAAAAGAACCAGCGTTCACTAATTGAGTTGCGTTAATTGGTCCGAGTGCTGTCGTTGTCGCAGTATGCGTGTGTGTTCCGTCTGAACCACCAACAGAACCGGAAACGCTACTAGCTGCATTTGTACCTGCGGGAGTATATGAAGTGCTGACCTGTGGGATGTTTGCAGCGGCAAGCGTTGTGCTGTTTTGACCTCCCGTTGAAGCTACAGCCGTTGAACCCATCAAGAATCGAGAGTCGTTCAACGTTGGCCTGTTTCCTGTAAAAGATGCATTGTAATTCCCTGCCCCAAGTGCTGCAAACGTGTTGCCATTGCACAGTGCATATCCGTCCTTGACCTCGTCCGCAGTAGGGAGCGCCCAAGCTGCAACATTGCCCATTGCAATGATTGAGCCAAGAGGGTTAATTCCAAAAACCCCGCCCCATTTAGAGGTATCAGTGACTGCATTGCCTGTGTTGTCGTCTACAATGCTTCGATGTAATGAGCCACCTGAGCGACAAATATCATCAATGTAATGCGTTGTAGTGGCATCGTATTCAGGCACACCAGCCTGCAAAATGTAGGCGATTTGTCTCGTGGTCAGATAGTCAACTGCATTCAAATCTTGAAGCGCAGGGGCTTGGTTGTTAACTGTTGCGGCTTTCCACCCCTCGTCCCATGCGGTCGATTGAATCGTGTCTGGGTCTTTCGAGTAAGCGATAGCATCAGCCTTCAATGAACCGAAAACAGCGTGATTGTAGTTTGCTACAACTCCGTCACCGAAAATTCTTTGCTTTGCCCTAATAATCTTTGCCATGTTTCACCTCATGCAATTTTGTCTTCGTAGGTTAACCAATGATAGCCATTGAAGCCTGTTTCATAGTCTGAGAAGCCTGTCGTGTTTCCATTATTCTCTGAATAGTCGGCGAACGCAAATAGCTGTCCAACGAACTGAAATATTCCCGAAACGCCTACGCCTTGCGGGTGCGGCAAAAGGCCAAGATCAGAAGCGAGCACGACTGTCGGAGCCACTTCGGGGTCGATGGCATAGGAGAGAGTCATATCTTTCGCATCGTAAACCCGAACGCCTAAGCCAAAAAAGTCGTACATCGTTTGTGCAATACTTTTTAGCGTGTTGTCTGAACTATTAAGAACAATTTTTAATTTGAGCATCGTGCGGTATTGCCCGTCGGTGAGCGTATAGAAAGACTCACCAGCAAATTGATACTGATACCAAACTGAGTCGTTGTTGATTGCCCTGTCTTCGTAATCAGTAAGCCCCACAAGCGGAGTTGATGGAACATAGGTTTCATAGTCTGCCAAGCGCCAATAAGGTCTCTCTAATTCCACTGCGACTTGTCGAGCAAGGCCAATATATTTGCCGAGGATATCAAGCTGTACGCCTTCTGCGGTCTCAATATCAAAAGCGTTCTGAACGTCCAAAGGAACAAGGTCAACGAGTGTCGCATCGACTAGAGCTTTGATTGTCTCAGTTGCTTTTGGCAAATCTTGATATTGATACAACATCAAGTCTTGGTAGTATTTAATCGCTGTGTCGATGGTCGCTTGTGTTACCATTATATCACCGAAATTACTATGCGTGTTGTACTCATAATGAACCGATTTTGTATCGTAGTCGGGTAAACGAATCCAGTATAACTACCTGCAGTCTTAGAAACTCCGCCCGAGATTACCACAGCGAGAGGGTCAAGAGTTTTCACAAGAGTTGTAATTGCAGTGTAATCTGCAGGCTCATAAATCTTGTAGCTTATGTTCTCGAATATTTGTTGTTTTAACCATTCTGCATCAATTGCATGAGCAGGGTTGATTGACGTAATCGATAGCGAAACATACAAGTTTTCGTACACTGGCCTATCAAACTTCACGATAAAAGGCACGCCGTTTACTTGATCAATCGACACCTCTTCGGTGCCTTTCATTCCACAGCCTGCGTTTCGCTTAGAATAGATAGCCTCCCCAATATCGGCATCAAGCCCGCCGTCAACGATGGCCCAAATGGAATGAGCAGGAACGCCGTTTGAGTCTGTAGAGTTTCCGACGTTCTCATAAACAATAGCATCAAGCACATCTGCCACAGTAAATATTGCAGCCTGAGTTGCGGCAAGAGCGCCAATCGCAGGCAACGAAACCGACTGGGTGCGACGAGTTCTTAGAACGGCGTCTGTCTCCTCATCAACTCCCTGCGTCAAAACCGACGTAGGATTATTTACGCTTAAAACGCCCAAGGTGATAGTTTGTATCACGGTTAAGGTGTTTGCTAGTGTCTCCACCGCTCCGATTGTCTCAGCCGAGAATGCGAGCGAATTAGCACCCGTTGTGAGGCTTGAAGTCTCTTCTAAAACAAAACGAGTTCCAGAGGCATCGGAGATTGTGAAAGGCGTTGTGCTCGTGTCTTTTCCGAGAAGCGTCAAGTCTCTGTCCGTTGTTACTGTTACCATCGTTCGTGTGTAGGTAGAGCCTCTTCGCTTAATTCCGTTGATTGAAACTCTTTGGTCAAGCACTGAGCCGCTAGCTTGGTTCGGGTCAAACGATGCGTAGACGTTAGAAATTAGCTCTAATAAATCTGCCTTCGCCTGAGCGAATAGGTTAATCATCTGAGCATCTGGAGTGTTCGAGTCGAGGTTAATATCTGAGCCGTAAATGGCCTTGAATCCGTTTTGCAAGTCGTCAATAATTGTCGTTAGGCTTTCAACGTGAAGTCCTGCGCCATCGATATAGTTCATAGTGCCGTACTCCCACTCAGGCCAGTTGTGTTGATCGTGTTCACCCACCACCTTACCATGAAACTTCGATCAGTGTTTAGTACGAACTCGACGTTAGTTACTTCCATGACCCCGTCCACTTCTAAAAGTACGCTTTTGATTTCGAGCACCACGAGGTCTTGATTTTTTTGCCCGAGTATGGTGAACCACGGCACGCCGACTTCGGCATCGTAAAAGCACTCACCCTTGAACGTGCGGAGCTTCGTCGCAATGTCGTAAGCAATCGCCGCATCATCTCGCAGATAGTCACTCTTGCCTTTGCCAAAATTCCAATCTGTGGAAAGTGTGTTTCCCCTGATTCTATTTGCCATGTTTTTACTCCTTTAAGAGCTGCTCAAACTCCAGTTTCAAACTATCAAATTCGGTCGGTAAGGGTGAAGTCCATGTAACAGGCCCGCCGCTTGGAGTTGAGGTGTTAGCTGTTACGATAATTTTTCCAACCAACGTAATGAGCTTATCAAGTAGAGTTTTTAAGTTCTTTACGTCGTTCTTGATATTGAATTTGTGTTCTCCAGCATCCATTAACACAGCATCATCGACGAGTGCAAAAGCCTCTGTTGCAGGAGTAAGCCCTACCAAAGCGATAGCGTCTGAGAGTGAGTGAAGCCTTGGAGAGTTAGGAACTGCAACCGTGCCTGAGTACCACCACGAGTCGATATCTCTGTCATTAAACATCAACAAACACCAATCGCCCTTAGTAATTGGCATTGAAATAAAAGCACCGCCGCCTGAGAGCGTCATAACTGGAACGTCAGTGAATAAGGGAAACTCAACCTCTGTCCCGTTTGAGTAAGCTCGTTTGATTGAAGCCCTAGCCGTGATTGTGTTCTTTGCCTTATCAAAGGATTCTACTTGAGCGACGAGATGACAATTTAGTTCTTTTTTTACGTCGCTCTTCACTTTGTCGAGCAAGTCTCTGAGCTGTGGTTGTGCTTTTGGCAGATTATTCTCATTCATCCTATTCGCCCTTTCACCCTTTTGAGAGCTGTTGCAGGGACGTTTAGCTTGACGTTAGTTGTCACGGTACTAGCGACGCTCGGGGATATATTCCCGCTATGAACTATCTCGATGACCTTGTACACCCCGTTAATTCCCGGGTTGGTTTGACTGATAACTTCTAAGTCCTGCGCTAGAGTCAAGCGAGGCTCGAAAATAGTCTCAAGCTCGATGATGTTCTTTTGTCTGCGAGGAGTTCCAATAAGCCCTGTGCTTACGTCGATTGTCTCGATGTCACCCTTTAGTGTCTCATTGTCTGCCAAAATGTAAGCGTTATTGTTGTCAATAAAGAACCTATTTTTGCTTTGCATCTTCAAAAACTCTGCTGGGTTTTCAAATAAAACTTGCCCTCGTTTGTTTTGTGAATCGAACCCGTCACCGACAACGGCCCCTGCGATTTTTGGAAGGTTCCCCATAGCGTTCAAGAGAGTGTCTTTCATCGATTGGCCTGCAGGCACGCTTAGGCTCATCTTTCCTTCAGTCATTGCATAGGCACCATCGAAGCAATCTAGTTCAGTTTCCCACTCGGTGCCGTTTCGTTTAGAGCCTGCTTTTCTTAAGTGTCCGTTAAATACCATTGGAAGTAAAGTATTCGCTCCGTCATCATAGCCTGCGAACAGTTGTACGGCTCTGTAGTCGTCGATGTCGAACTCGTCTTTGAATATCTTTTCCCTGCTTACTTCGTTCAAGTTGAAAATGGTGATGCTCGCTGTGTTAGCGCTTCCGGTCATTGAACGAGTAATGGAGAATTGAATTGAGAACGGCATCCCAATTTCGATAGTTTCTTTACCACCGAATGCCTCTACTTTTAATTGATAGGCAAGGCCAAACTTAACCATAAACTGCCGCCAATTCTTCGACCTCTGCAGCCGACAAAATCCAAAACTCTGTCGTACCGTTTGAGAGCGAGTCGAGCGTGATTGGGTCTTGAAGTGTGTTTGAGATTATAGCTATACCAAAGGGAATCTTATTCGCAAATTGGCTTAGGATGTTTGGACTCATTGTAAGCTTTAGCCCTGCAACTTCAAAATCACCCCAAGTAAAACGAGCGAACCAAGCGCTTTGTGTGTCGTTCCACTTGATTTCCATTTCACAGGAATCAAAGCCCGTAATGATTAGCTCGTGTATTTGCCAGGGCTCGTTTGTGATTGACGAAATAATTGTTGCCATGATTAAGCTCCGCTAGGTGCTAAGAAATAGTCCTTAATTTGTTTTAACCCGCTCTTGCCCCGAGCAACTCCCTTGTCAGCTACCGGAGCTTTTTGCATCGCTTGTCTCCCTTTGCTGATTTTTCCTTTGACAGTTTTGCTTTGGGCGAACTGAATTTGCTTCAGAGAAATTGCAATGGTGCTTTGGTCTTTCGTCGTTTCATCTTGCTCGAAGGTGATGCTTTCAATCGCCATGTTGTCAAGAATCACCCAAGGGGTCTCTACTTTATAAAGCATTCTGCTCTTGAACATCTGAGATAGTTCTTTGTAAGCAGTCTGCTGTTTGTTCGCTTGCTCACCGTCTGCAAATAGCTTTTTGATAGTGTCGATTTGTTTAAGCGCCCTCTCAGTTGCATTAGCGAGCTTCTGATATTCTAGGATGTAATTTTGAGCAGATTTGCTTAGGTTTGGTGCTAAAAAGCTTGCAGCGCTTAGGGTCGTTAGAAGCGAGTCGATATAGGCTTGAGCGTCGTTCTTTTTTAGAACAAGCTCACCAATTTTCCCTGTCAGAGTTATAGAGATAGGGGCGATTGAGATGTGGTCTTGCATTGCCGAGTTGTCTTCAACATAGTGCTCCGTGATTTGAGCCTTGAGCTGCAACGACTCCGATTCTGGAATGTCGAACAAAAAACCACCGCTCACATTCTCAAGCCCACGCTGTTTGGCATAGGTGTCAGAAGGTGCAATGCCCTTAAAAGGAAGAGGCTTCAGCAGTGCCTTGGTTGCGTTCAACAAAGACAAGCTCGAAACGCCTGCAGAGCCTACGAGGTTCGACGTTGATGCAATCGAAGAAACTACACCCATAACTATTCTCCTCTCGGCATTTGATACGTTGCTTCGCTTGTTTGCCGTCGCAATCTCATGTCAATTTCTGCAGCAACAAGTTTGGGGTCTTTCGAGCCGTCCACTTGAATCGAGATTGTTTGATTGGTGGTTCCCATTCCGCCAAAGTCTCCTGTGGCAAGAGGATTGTTCACACCTGCGAATGCTGGTCTTCCGGTGGTTGGTGTGGGCGTTCCACTGCCTGAGCCGACACCAAAAAAGCTCTTGACGCCTTCCCAAACGTTACCAATTTCTTGACCCATCCATCCGGTCAGATATTTCCAATTTTCCATAATCCAGCCGATAAGCTTAGGGAAAGCGTCCCAAGCCGCTTGGAATATATTACCAACTTCGTCGTTCATCCAGCTTATAACTGTGCGCCATTCATTCTTCATCGTGTCGATGATGTCACCTAGAACAGACTCGTCACCCTTAAAGTATGAGTAAACGTCTTCGATTATTAAAAGGATTGCAGCGATTGCAGCTCCTACAGCGAGAATTGTGGCGGTAATTGGGAAGAATGCCGCCATGACTCCTGCGGTGATTGCAGCCGCAATTCCTATTATGACGTTTTTCCACTTGCCGATTGAGTTTAGATATTTCACAAAATCAGCAACCATCGACATTAGCCGAGAAAAGAACTTGAGCAGGGGAAGTGTAACTGGCGCAAGCATTGCCCCGAGCTTTATTAGAGCCTGCTTCGCCATATTCGCACTATGAGAAAACGTCATGCTGAAGTCTTTAAGCTCTGCAATCTCTTCTGGCGCTAAGATTAGCCCCTCTTCTGCAGGCTTCATTGTCGAACGTAAGCGAAGAAAAGAAACCATTTCCTCACTTAGCCCCATGTCCATAGCGAGCTTGGTACCCATTGCAGCGGGTCTGCTTTTTAGCATCTGTTCCACTTGATTCATCATTGTTTCGGCGTCGGTTGCCCAATTCACACCAGCCATTTGAAATGCACCAGAATCGCCTTGCCCAAGCTGAATTTCCATCGACTTCCGCTGTAGTTCCTTGAACGAGTTTGCCACCTCTTCGGCCTCGACGCCCGCTTGGCTTGCCTGCTGTTGCCACTTTTGTAGGTCGGACGTGTTCATTCCGGTGTTAATTGAAAACTTGAACAAATGCTCACTCGCTTCTGCGGCCTGCATTGTCAGCTTCATCATGCCTGCGACTAAGCCGAGGATTGCGAGGCGAGCCATATTTGCCGCCGTCACCATGCGAGCAAAGAAACCCAACAGGCCCTTAGTTTCTTGTGCAGCGTCCTTAAAATTCTTTGCAAATTCTTTGTAACCAGTCGCCGCTTGGATTTTTTCCTTAAGAGTTCCCGTTGTCTCTTTTAGCTTTTTCAATCCAGAAATAAGCTTTGCTTGGGCTGCGTCCATTCCCTTGTCGATTTTAATTCCGAGCGTGACAAAGAGTTGTCCTACATTCATTTTTAACGCTCCTTTGGTTCGTTGAGCTGATGGAATCGCTCCTCGTACTCTCGCATCGATTGCAGATGGTCATACGCTGATAAAACTATATCACACCTCGTCGCTGCAAGCTCACGGAGCGAGCCATAGCCTTTAGCTGCAAGCTCACACATCACAAACTTATCGAAAGGCATCTTGATGGTCATTTTCGGGAGTAACAGTTTCGAATCTCGCTTTACGCCTTGGAACTCGAAAGCACTCCCTCGAAAAAAGGGAGGACGTTTTCCTTGAGAGCGTAAAAGCAGGCGTACAAATAATCTTTGCGAGCCTCTGCAGGTTGCCATGTTTTCTCGCTAATTTTGATTCCGTTGTAAGTGCATTTTGCAAGGCACTTGTTCGCATCCTTAACGAGCTCCCTGTTGGAGAGAATCTGAGAGAACGGGCGTTTGATTGCGTCCAATTCGATATCGGCAATGCTGTTCCACTTGTCTGTCTCAAAGCTCTTGAGGTCAACGTCCAAGAGGCCAATCAATCGAGTTACCGTTTGGCTAATCTCGAAAGCAGGCTCGAAGTCGAGCGGGGTCACGTCTAGAGTCGCACCGGAGGGTAATTTGTATTCCATAGTTCACCTCATAAAAAAAAGAGACAGCGAAATGCTGTCCCCATTGTAACGAACGAGCGAAAACAATCAAGCAATCGCACGAGGAGCTAGGGCGAAAGTCATGCTGTAGAGTGACACAGCCTGCTCTACATCTCCCTCAACGTTCGAGGTGGCACCCACGGCCTTGGTGATAACTCCACCGGTTAGGATGTAGGTGTCTTGAGTTACGTTTCCAGCACCGTCACCTAGAACCTTGACAAGCTCAGCATTCATCAACACAAATCGAGCAGAATCCTGCTGATAGTTGCCGAGAATTGTGTTCAAAAACTTGTCGTCTCCGCTTCCACGAAGCACATGAAGTTCAAGCGTTGCCTGATTACCTGACTCGTTTTTGGCATAGATTGCGTTGCCGTTCTTACCTGTTTTCACAGTGACGACCTCGGTAGGAAAGTCGAGCTTGGCGACTTCACCGTGGCAAAGGTCAGTTATCAAGCGGCTGTTGATTTTGATTGTATCAGAACCTACGAGACTAAGAGTTGACATGCGAGTTCTCCTTATTTGTTAATGTTAACGATGACGTCAGAGTGGTGAACTGCGCCTGCCATCTTCACTGCGATTTGAACTACAGGAGCATTGCGAGCGTCACGGTCTGCAGAAGCCTGAAGGGCAACAGGCGACGAGTAAATGCGGTACCCTCTCTCTATGATGTTACGATGGAAGTCTTCGGGGTCGCCAAAGGTGTCTGCGCTCGTCCAAGTGCCAGCAGCAACCATTCCGTTCTGAATTGCTTTTTCGCACACCTGACGGTATCCGCCTTTGAGAAGGTCCATTCCCGATTCGGTTTGTGGAAGCTTTGTGGATGTTTGCGCGAGGATGGTGAAGCCTGCGATTTCGAGAGCCATCTTGAACCAGCCAAGATTGAAGATATAGTCAAAGAACTCGTTTGCACCGTAAGAGAGAACAGAGGGACGACCGGCGATATTGGCGTAGACGTCAACACCGATTGCCTTGCACTTGGTTTTTTGAGTCTCAGTGAGTGCAGCGTCAGCAGTCACGCCTGCAATTTGTTTCAATTGCATTGTGTTCGTTGTGTTTGTTCCGTTGAAATTAACGCTCATTGCACGAGAGGCATAGCCCCACTTGAAGCCAAGAATTTCGTCCGAGTCGTTATGGAACAAGCAACGAGTGCGAGTGAGCGTTGCGCTTTGGATGTCACCGAACAATCCCGCAGGCTCAATGTCACCAGCAGTTGCAGAGCTTAGAAAAAAGATTTTGCCTGCGGCTTGTGCAGCGGTTGCGGTAGCTAAAAGGGCTGCCTCAAGCTCTGTAAACACGGTTGCAAATGCACCGAAAAAGACAAGAGGAGACAAGCGAGCCAGTGCAGTCTCAGAGCTTTCAGAGCTTCCGACTAGACACACGATGAACTTACCACCGCCACTTATGATGTTGGGAGACTGTGCGAAAACTGCTTGAGCTGCTTTCGTAACAAGTGCAGCGCTTCCCCAATCGGTCGCTACATCGGTTGCGCTTGTGTAAACCACAAAGTCATCTGTGATTGATGCAACTGGAGTTTCCCTTGTGAAACATGCCAAATTTGACATGTTTTGTTCTGCCAATCCTGCAGGCGGTGTGCTCACGGATACGTTAATGACTTCGGAAATATTGATCATTCGATTTGTCCTCCTTCGGTGTATTCTTCATGTTCAAACTTATCATAGTATGCCACAGTTTTAGAAATATTGTATGCCCTCAAAACTTTGACCTCTACGGTTGTTCTGAAAAGCATTCGAGTGACTTCTGCTGCGCTCGTATCTTGGACGCTCGTCGGAATCGTCGCAAGCTTAAAGCCGTGCAGCTCTTGGAGAGATTGAGAGTAATCGGATCCCAAGGCCATGATGACTTCTGGCATTCGAGCGACTGCGTCTTGACCTGCACTAAGAAGGTCTATTTTGAGCGTTTCTTGCGTGTTTAGCGTGTGTTTATTGCTCAGGCTACTTGTACCACCCAAGGGCTTTTTTGAAGCACTGTAGGGCATCGTGGAAGCGAGACTTACGACGACGTAAAGGCGAGAGTCGGTGGGAATGTTCCACTTCTGATTATAGATGACAACCTGATCATCAGCGAGTCCAAGAAACTCTTTGACGATATTGGCGACGAGTTTTGTAGTAACCACAGGGCTTGTCATGCTGTAAACTGCTCCGCTATTTCGTATCTCCAGTAACCGTAGTCGCTCCAATCGTGAGCGGCCATGACTCGATACTGCTTACACTTCCATGTTACGACATCGTCGGGCTTTAAGTCTAACTCTGCGGTCGAATGAATCTCGAACCAGCGCCAAGCTCTTTGGCCTTCTGCTTTTAGTTCAAGCTGTCGAGCAGAGAGCGGAGCTACAACACCACGAAAATTGACGAGAGTTTTCTTTTCGACAATCTCATAATTCACTATCGACTTTCTTATGATACTGAATGAGAACTCTTGTTGCCAAGCTGATAGTGCCGAGGCAAGTTTTGGTAACATAACTAGCCCACCTTGTGCGTTATGGAACGCATGAGCGCTCCGGTGTCTTGAAGTATTTGCATATCTACGTCGTTGCCTTTTCGTAGGCGGGCGGCAACTGTGGAATCCTCTAATTCTTCCCACGTTCCGAACCCCTCTGTATCGAAGCACTCAATGATGTAAGATTCCCACTTGGCAGCGAGCTGTTCTAGTGCAATCTCCCATGTACCTGCGAGAACGTGACGCACCAAAGCATCGTTGTTCTTTTTTAAGAACTTCTGAAACTCTGCTTGCTTTTGTTTTTCAGTCAAAGCAAAGAATGAGCGTTTAGGAATCTTGCCAGAGATGGACCCGAACTCATGCACCATGCCTAGACCTGCGGTCGTGAAGCTGTCCTCGTTGTGCTTCTCTTCCGCCAATATTCCAATCTGGGATGTGATTGCAGCAGCCTGCTCAACCTTAGCGTTAAATGGAGCCATGTTAATGTTGATTTTGTCCATTGGTGCCCCTTATGGAGTTGTGGCACCTTGGAAAACAGTCATAGCGCCAATCATGCGAGGGCGGATAAGAGTCAGATATTTTAGACCGTATCTAGTGGTCGCCAGTGCAGCAAACACAGGAGATTTTGAAACCCAATCCGGTATCTGATACGACTCGCTCACACTTCCCACTGAGCGGCTGTTGACTGCGAACGAGCTTTGAGAGTTCAACCCCTCGCTTGCCATTTGGCGGTCAGTACAAACAAAGTGAGCTGCCAAGTGCAAGAATGCGATTTTGAGCTGTTCCTGAGTAGAGAACAAGCCCTCGTTGAAGTTGAATTTGGCTTGTCCATAAGCCATCGTGATGTCGTCATCCGTGACAACAGCGTTACCGCACTCGTCCTGAGTTCCGTATGTGAAGCCTCGGGTGAAGTATGTTTTGAAGTCATCGACCTCAATATCAGCAACACCCATGATGACCTCTTAGGCAATGATGCGAAGTTCTGGAAAGGAAGCAACCAACTCGTTTGCGACTTCAACAGGCAACTGGATAACTTGATCGTATTTGATAACACCGTGAGGAGTCACAATGTCGCCGAGACGTTGAGAAAATACCGATGCGAGTTTTTGTTGTGCCTCTTCGTGTTCTGCTTTCTTTGACATTGCTTTCTCCCTTTTGAAAAGGGCGACTTATTAGGTCGCTGTGTTTCCAAAATAGTAAGTCTCTTTTGGACGAAGTGCAACAACGGGAGAGAACTGACCGTAGGCTGCATTGACCCAGCTAAATCCATCTTCGCTTCCAGCTTGAGTAACAGTGTAGTCAAGAGGAATGCCGAACTGAATCGAGGTAGGATCGTCAACAGTGAGAACGTAACGGTTATTGGTTCCGTCGAAGTTCGCCTTGTCGCAATATGCACAAGGAAGAATCTTAAAGCCGCTGTTTCCAGTAAGAACTGCGAACATGCTCTGCAAGAGTTCCAAGCGGGTCTTGAGAGGATATGTTGCATCTGGGAAGTTTGCCAAGCCGTTGTAGTCTGCTTCTGGAATAATGAACTTAGTTGGCTTAGCAGTGTAAGCACAATTCGAACGATAAAGGCCATACACAACGCCAGCGAAGGTGTTGAGTTCAGCCGCATTCATCGCATAGAGGCGCTTGGTGAGGTTCGAGGTGTCAGCAGAAACAGAAGACAAGTTGAGCAAGCCCTTGTCAGAGCCGAGTCCCAAGAAGGCAATCTTTTGGATGCCCAAGTCCCAAGACTTACGGCGTGCAATTTCTCTGGCCTCGATTAACGAGAAGAGATTGTTTGCTTTGGCCGCTTGTTCTAGTTCGAATAAAGACCATTCTATGTTTTTTGCCCACGGAATAATTTTCTGAGTTACAGCGTCAAACACTGCATCAGATTGTCCACGTTGAGCACGGTTAGAGCCGTTGCCGATTACGCCAGACTCAAAGCCGTCATCTTTGGAGAACGAGCGCCAGTGAAGCATTTGTTGCTCGAAAGCTCCAACGCCAACTACGGTCGGAACGTAGTCTGCGAAGGGAATTTCAAAGAACTTTTGCTGAGACACTTTAGCAGAAACTGCCGTCAAAGTGGTTACAATCTGTTGATAGCCTTGTGCGTTATTGAGAATCTGTGTCTTGTAGCTCATGGTTTTCCTCCTTAAATTACTTTGATGAGAGCACGGAACAACGAACCGTCAGCGACGGCGGGTTCGATTGCACGAGCTACAGCTGTGTTTGTAGAAGTCTTGGTTGCACATTTTCCAGTCGATGGAGCGTATTGACAGAGAGCGCCTGCGGCGATTGCAGCAGAAGCCTCAAGCATCACGACAGAGCTTAGAAGCCCGATTTCCATCTTATCGCCAACTGCGAAAGATTCCTTCATTGGGTTGGTGAGAACTACACCGATGTAGTCAGCGGCTTCATCAGCTCCGACTGATACACGGGGAACATTCTTAGCAACGGTCGAGCTGTCAAGCTTTACGAACGAGCCAGGAGCGATCGTATCGGTCGCTGTGGCGCTGTAGAACTCAACAGTCATCACGTTGTCTTCGTGACCTGCAATCTTGGTGCCCTTGAGTGTTTCTAGTGCAAATTGGTTCTGATTCAAAGCCATTTGAAATTACCTCCCTGTTTATTTAGTGCTTCCATAGCGTTTACGACCAATTTCTGCTTTTTCAAACAGCGAAACCGGCTCGCTGCTATTTTGCATTCTGACGATATCTGCGGCATTGTTGAGAGAGTTGTAGCGATTCTTTTTCGCTTCCTCTTCTGCCTTTTCTTTCTCTTCAGCGTTTTTCTTTTCTTCCTCTTCCTTGGCTTTTGCCTCGGCGTCTTCGGCGTTCTTTTTCTCTTCCTCTTCTACAGAAGCGAGAAGGGCGTTCACCTGAGCGTCAAGGTCTTCGTCCTCGTCCTCTGGCTTAATTTCTATCTCGACTTCGTTGGGCTTCTCTTCGTCCTTTTGGAGAACTTCAGGAGCCTCGTTTTCAGGCTTCTCTTCGTCTTCTGGCTCTTCGTTCTTTTTGGCGTTCTTGTAAGCTTCAATTAGCTCATTCATAGCGACTTGCTTGCCGTCTACTTCAACCATCATGTCGTCAGAATTTTCTTTGACCTCTTCTCGCTTCGTGCGAAATAACTTAAACATCGGTTTTTCTCCTTGAGAGTTTGAAACTGTTTCTATGGTACGAACTTCATCTTTCAATGTCAAACATGGGCGGTCGTCGCCGTCTACGCTGTTGTAAAAGACTGGCTTAACGGCGATTTCGTAGCGAGGGTTTTCTACGATGGCGAGATGTAGATATTTGCCATCATCTATAGTTCTATCAAATGGAACTGCGTTGAAAGTCCCGCCTTCGCTGTCTGCGGTGACTTCGTAAGAAGTCGAGACGCCATAGCCTTGAGCAAAGAGGTCGAGAGCCTCTTGTGTGTCGATGACCATGTGTGCCATCCAAAGGTCTGTCTCGGTGTCATAGTGCATGTCGGCAACACGACCAACCGCCACGTCGTCGAAGTTCCCACGAGCGAGAGCTGCCTTGAGAGCTTCGTCGTCTTGGTGGTCGATGATGACCGGAATCCCGTAGGCAGTCTTGGCGAGCTTTTCGAGCGTCGATTGTGGAACAAACACCCGCTCCTCTTTGTACTGACACAGGCCAGCTCTCATGCACGGGATTTTGATTGTCTTCGCTTGCAGGAGTTTTTGCATGGGGGCTCCTTATTTTTTTTCTGCGATTAGTTTCTTCAGCGCCTTGGCCTTCACAGCGTCGCTTGCGTTGCTGAGCAGAATCTTTTTCTTCATTGCGGTAACTTTGTCCATTGCGTTCTCCTTTGAGTTTCCTTTTTCTGATTGGAATTGCCTCAATTTCGTCTCATAAGTTTCTCGCATACGTTGCAAAATTCTTGGATCGATATTCTTGTCAGACTTTGCTTTTTCAAGAGCCTTTTTTGCAATATCAACTTCTTTTGCTGTCGTGTTCTTTGACTTCTCTTTTGCCAAAGCAAAGCGTTCTCTTATCGCCTTTTCTTGTTCGGGTGAGAGGTCTTCAACATCTTTGGGATGAGGGCGAATTTCAAGAGTAGCATTGCACTTGTTCTCGTCAGCCTCGTTTTCCTTTTCCAAATCAGAAATACTGAGTTCAACGAGTTTCTTGTATGCTTCAAAAATGGCTTTGTGAGACTCGATTTCTCTTTTTCTTCGTTGCTCTCCATCTGGGTGATGAGCATATGCGGATTTTGCTTTTTCTATATCCCGTTCCATTTTGCGCCTTGCGTCTTCGATTTTCTTTTTGAGAGCGTCAACGCTTCCGTTGGCATTACTCTTTTCGTCGGCCTCGTTGCTGTTTTTTCTTGTGACGTGATATTCAATGACTTCACCGTCTCCAAAGTCTTGCTTATAGACTTTTGTTTGCCCGACTTCCGGCAACGCCGATTCCGACCAACCTTTTGGCAAATAATACTTCAAAGAATCTTTTGTGCGTCCCTTAAACTCGTCACGAGACGGGTCGGAGCCCTTGCCAATCATGACAAGGTCATAAGTTGGTTCTTTTGGTTTTTTTGGAGCATTGCTCTTTTCGTCGGCCTCGTTCTTGAGCCCACGGCGCTTGAGTTCTTGAAGAAGGCCCTCTTTCACGACCCCCACAGCGGGTTTTCCTTGGTGTTGCTTGGAGTCGCCCATAAGTGAGAACGTCGTATAGAGCTGGTGCAACTTCTTGTCACTGAATTTGGAATAGTCGAATTGGGTCATTTTATTTCCTCCACGATTGGAATAGCTTGGCATCTGCAACCAAAGTCCTCGCCTGGATGCACGGGCTGTCCTTCTGAGTTTCGCACAGGGTTCTTATTTTTGGAATGGTCCCAGAAAAACTCTTTCCCGTGAGCCTCCATGTGGGCATCACGAGTCCGACCGTCGCCTGACTTTCCTCCGATGGCTCTCCATCGATACTTTTCAATCCCTGCTTTTTGATATTGTACCTCACGGAGCTTGCTTGTGAAAAGGGCTGTCTCCTGACGAGCGATGAATTTGGCCCTGTCTTTCCCAACTCCCAAGCGTTCTTGGACGTACTCTGCTAAATCTTTTCTGTTCATTCCCTTTTGAATTTGTGGGAGTATCTGCTTGCGAAATCGTTCGACCTCGGAATCAATGAAGCCCATGATGCTGAGCTGCACGTTCTCGGTGTAGTCCGTTGCCATGTGAGCCTTCTGCTCGTCGTTCAGAACAGGCTGAATCGAAACAGAGGCAGGCACCTTGCGTTGCATTTCTTTCTGAAGCGCTCGGTCAGTCTTTGCAGCTTCCACGTCAAAATTGAGCTTAGGAGCTGATAGCTGAATTTGCTTCTGAAGCTTTGTAATTACCTCGCTGAACTGCTTAGTGAGCACCTGAGCCTGTCTTCTGCGTTCTGCGATGGTGTTACGAAGGTCTTGAGGCATCCTGTTTTCTGGCAGTCTCCAAGCCTTTTCAGAGGTCGAGAATACTCCACCGAGCGAGCGAATTTCTTTTGAGAGAGCAACACTTTTCTTGCCTCTGAAATAAGCGCCATCGTACCAAACGAGGCCGCTCTTGATATGCTGAGCAAGCGTCTTTGGCACTGCGTTGTCGAGCGTTGTTTCCTTTGTTGCATCTATTAAAGGCTCGAAGAAATACGTTTCAAGCAGCTCCTGAATCTTCGCCCTCAGTTCCTTGCTCCACGTTTCCTTCGTCGTCACGGGTTCCAACTCCCTCTGCTGGTTCTTTTTCAAGCGGAGCATCTTCTACCTCGTTCGGGTTCAGTTTGATTGGGTTAATTTCGAGTGCGTTGATTTGTTCTGCTGCGACGGATGAGGTCATTAAGCCTTCACGCTTCTGGTCGAGAATGCGAGCGAGTTTCTTACCCTTCATGTCTTCCTCTTCGTTGTGCGAAAGGATGCGGAGGGGCTTATATTCAAAAGATAAGTTTTCTGGAATATGTCCGAACAACTGCTGGCATCGAATCTTAAGCATAGCGATGATTGCGCCACGATCTTTAGAGCGAATCTCGGACTCAATCTTAGCATTGTAGTTCTCAATGTCATCATCACCGGCGTTAAACCCTGCGCTACTCATTCCAAAGAGCTTTGTCATCGGATAGCGAGTATCACAACAAATACCCTTGCGAATTTCTTGTAAAGTCTCAGCTAGTCCGCTGAAATTTACCTGCTTCTGTTCGTAGACGTCCTCTTTGTCCATTACGAGAGCATTCTTGTAATTCTTGAGCTGAGCGGCCATCTGCACACGACTGGCGGTTGCTTGGATGCCCTCAGACGTTGAGAGAGATTGGGCGAAGCCGTCAATCATAAAGACGTCAACTTTCGCTTCATCCATAAGCTCAAAGACGACCTCTTGGTTCTTGAGATATTGGTTCCATGAGCGGAGTAGACCTTCGATTTCTGAGACGCCCCAACCACCGAACTGGCCACGAATCATCGACGGGGCTTTCTTTCCCTCAAAGCGTAGCACGGCGGTTTTGTGAAGCTTGTGACCGTAATAATTGTACGGCACCTCAAGCGAATGCTCTTTGAGAGCGTCAAGAATATTGCCTGTTGGCGTCCACGCAAGTTCCCAGCGATCAGCAGGCACGAACTTGATGTCAGCGCCCTGCTTGATGTTTTCAATCTTAAACTCTTCATCGAACTTCTGACCAGCGTTGATGATAAGTCCCGCACCACCGAATAGACGCTTCCAGTATTCAGCTTCGACAACAGCCTCGATGTCTCCACACTCTTCAATTTTCTGATAGAGCTGTGTCAGCTCATCTTCGCCAAACTCGTCGCATTTGATTGTGATACCGCCACGGAAAGCGTCATCAACTACCTGCTGAATATAGGTCTGAATTAGCCCGTGTTCTAAGAACATGTTTGTGAGTAATTGTCGATTAAGCGTGATGACAGCATATCGGTTGTTGCGGATAGCTGTATCCATGCTTGATACCTCAGCGGTCGGCATTGAGGCCAGCTTGGTGAAGCTCGCTAGCTCTCCGGCGTTGCTGAGGGTTTCCTTTTTCTTTTTCGTCGCCATGTTTCCTCCGTTAGATCACGTCGTAAATGGTAAACTTTTTCTTGATATGCTTGTGACAAGCATACCTGATGGCATCAACGCAGTTGTGATGGACTATACCGGCGGCGTCCAAATAGTTGTGCGTGTTCTCCACTTCAAGATTGTAGACGGGTTGTTCTCCTAAGTCCACGATGCTTACGACGGTGAGCAATTCCGCACTCTTGGGAGCAGCAAAGGATTTTTGAGTATTTGTCAGCTTTGAACGAAACTCCACAAATGCGACATTGCCTTGAAATCTGATCAACTTTTGACGCCCGTCTTGCTGCGGATTTGCAGTTGTTTGAGCAGAATTTTCTTGGCGTTTTGCTTTGATAACTTGCTCCACAATGTTGACAAGTCGCATCAACTTTTTGGCGGAGTAGTGCGGTAGCTTTTGCCATTTCGCTGTGCCACTTTCTTCCCTCTTCAGATTTGTGCCAATGAATTGCTTGAAGTTGAGCCTTGAGCACATTTTTTCTTGAGCTTTGCCTTCTTTCTTCTGTCCTAGAATGGTGACTCGCATGGGCTGATGCCGTTGTGATTTCAAGATTCTTAATGTCGTTATTATCTTTGTTGTGGTCTTTGTGATGAACATGCCCACCTTCTGGAATTGAGCCGTGATGCTTTTTCCAAACGTATCTGTGCAGTCGTTCTCTTTTTCCGTTGATTTTATGGCTGCAAAGATAATATCCTGATTTTTTGTCTTTGATGAAACTAATTCCATCGACAATGAGTTGTCTATCGCAACAATCTTTTCCCCTTTTTCGAGGTCTCCTAGAAACTTCCATCCTTTTTCCCCCAAAACAAAATGCTTAGTGCTACCAACAATCTTATGACTGTTGGCAAGCGTAACGCATAGCACTTTTTTGGTTCCGGTGTATCTAGCATTGAAAAACTTCTGCGTGACCACACTCATGCTCGACTCGTCGAAAGAGTAAAGCTCCCCGCTTGTAAGCTGTTCGATTGGCACAAGGCCCTTGGTAGTTTGAATCAGTGAGCCAGCGACAAGGCAATGGTCGTTCCCACTTGCAGGAATCGGCAAAACATCCCCAGAAACTTTGTCCACCTTCCATGAGTATCGTGGTATTTCGTAAATGCTCGCCTTGCAATCTGGATGAATGATGATGGCATCAAGAGACCTAAGCCAAGCGATGCCGTCTTCGACACTACCAGACCACTTGGGGGCGGCTTTGACCTTGAGCGGTCTGCGGTCATCATAATTTTGTGGATTGTTCAAATATGAAATGCTTTCTGGTCTGGAATTATCAGCCCATAAAACATTGTGGTCTGCGCCTGGGAGTGCGGCTCTAAAGACTCTGCTATATTCGTTGATTTCGGTGTGATATGTGTGTGATTCATTCCTGATGTAGAGTTTTCGGTTGGCGTAAAACAATCGAAGTCCAACGGTTGGGTCTTCCGAAAAACCCCAGTCAATCGAATAATATGGAGTCCAATCAGGTTCAGGCTCAAATGCATCTATCCTCACAAGATGTCCAAGGATTGATGCCTTAGTGAAGGTGCGAGTTTTGCCTTCCCAGATGTGGAGATAGTCATCGTTCGACCGTCGCTTGCAGGCCTCCATTTCAGTGCGGAGAACGTCAGGAAACCACGGGTTGTCGTTCCAGTTCATCTCGATGACAAGAGCGTCGTCCTGCGGGTCTGGTGAGCCTACAAAGCGTTTGTAAACAGGGTCTGTCTCAAGCTCGGGGTTGAAAGTAAAATAGAACTTAGAATCTTTCGCTCGAATGGTGGGCAGGAGCAAATCCATCGAGCGGCGGGATAGGCGCTGGGCTTCTTCGACCCAAACGATAGTGAATCCAAAAAGGCTTTTGATGCCGTCAACGGAATTTTCCGCAAGGCCTGCGAATACGAACTCAGAACCTGTCACAACGCACTTGATGCTTACATACGTTATCTCGAAATAGGCTTGCAGCTCATGCTCGACGATAACGCTTTTGAGCAGAGCGTGCACCGATTCACGAATAGAGCTTTGAAACTCACGACAGCAGAGAATGCGTTGGTAGCCCTGCATGGCAGCGATGATAAGGGCTCGTGCTACGCTCTCACTCTTGGCGCTTCCACGGCCTCCATGAACCACATTGTAGCGTGATGTTGTGGTGATTAACGGTTGAAGTTTTTTCGGGAGCTCAAGTCTCTTGGCCATCAATAGCCTCTGGCAGTGCTGCATTAGGCTCGACGAAGGCCACTTGTATGCCGCCACTTCCTGCATTAAGTTGCAGCGCTGTTGTAGGGCCTTTCGATTCTTTTTCGATGACGCCACGGGATTCTAGGAAGCGTGCTAGAAGCTTCTCGGCAATAACCTCACCGTCTTTGTTGAAGCAGCCCTTGATTGCCTTCTGCCTTAAATTGAAATCTTCAGCAGCGAGAGCAGCTTCACACTCCGCATCAAACGTTTCATCCTCTTCACGATACCTTGCTAGCTGGTCAATACTTAGGCCTAAACGCCACGCCATGCCTCTATGGTGCGGATTTTTAGGGTCGTCGGAATAGCGCCCACCGGCAACGATGTACATGGAGATTCCAAGCTGCCTGTCTTTTGGATTATTTTTGAAGTCGTACCGCTTGGGCATTGCCATCAAAATGCCCCTTTCTTTTTGTCTTCACGCTTGACGAATTTCTCGACGACACGACGAAGCCATTCGGAGGACGTTTGGCCGTTCTGTTTTACCTTCTCGTGAAACGCCTGTGTCGTTTCGGAGGGGCACTTGAATGTGATAGTCGTGTGTTTTGTCATGGTGCCAGTATTACCGATGTAATACCGGCGAGTCAAGGAGGGGTCAAACCCCATTCCAATAGAGCCGTTCTTTTTTGACTTTGTTTGAGTCTCCGGCCTGCGTCAGAATGCAACGCTTTTTGACTTCATAAATGAGCTTGAAGCGCTTATCCGGCACATCATATTCAGAGATGAACACGGGGAATGTTCGAGAAGCCGCCCAATCAAAGAACTCTTTATGATTGAAGCTGTTTCCATATTCAGCGGTGCCAGCGTAAGGAATATCGCAATAGGCAACGCTGTTGGGCAATATCTCAACCGCTCGATAGTCAAGGCTGGTGAGAGTCAACTGCTGCAACTGCTGCAACCGCTCCAACTGCTGCAACCGCTCCAACTGCTCCAACTGCTGCAACTCTTGAAAAGGTCGATGCGCGGCGAGGCTTGCTTTCTGCTTCTCGCTCAAGAACGGAATGAGAACGCTTGGCAGTTTTGTCTTGCGGTAATGCTCAAGTAGCTGTCGCAAATAGATACGCCGTTGCTTAATTGTTCTAGCATTTTCAGGCCATTTGTCAAACTTTAGCACATCTTTTGCGAAAGAATTAAACTCTCCAAACACAACAGCCATGTGCATTGTTCGCTTGTATTCTTCGATATCTTCAGAAAATAGATAGTTCTCTCCGTTATTACCAAAGCTCCAACACGCCGCCACATAACCATCGGTGTATTTCTTCTCGTGAAACTCAGCGCGTGACACCCACGGAGGCTTGAACGTAGCGTAATTGAACTCGCCAGCAATGGCTCGGCGCACAACGTCAACGATGTAGGGCTTGATTTCGTTGTAATGGAAGTGCGTATAGTTCTTGGCCTTGGTTTCGAGCATGCAATGCGTCATGCTGAAGCCGCCGCCGAACAAATCATAAAAGTGATCAGCCTTGGGGAAGTTGATGGCGATGCTTTCAGCTATGCCGCTCTTGCTTCCCATGTACGGCATGCCAAACTCGCTCATATTTTCACCGCCAGCCCTCTGTCTCGCAGTTCAAAGAACAAAGCTTGCATTTCTTCCTGGTCCTCAAATTCGACCCGTAACACTAGCTTACCGTGCTCTTTGTCCTTGCTGTCCTCGTCTGGCAAATCAGGCTCAAATTCAGGACTCAGCTTCTCCAAAAACTCGCTATCAAATCCAGCCAACTCAAGGTCGAAGCTCTCAAGTTTCAGTTCATCGACTTCGAGCTTTAAGAGTTCGTTGTCCCACTCAGCGAGTTCTGCGAGTCGGTTGTCTGCGAGAATGTAAGCCTTTTTTTGAGTCTCCGTAAGATGCTCGACGCGCAAGCAAGGCACTTCTTCAAGTCCTAGCTTCTGAGCACTGAGAAGTCGCCCGTGCCCACAAATTACACCATAGTTCTTGTCAATAATGATTGGGTTTATAAAACCGAAAGTCTTTATACTTGCTGCGATTTGAGCTATTTGTGATTCTGAGTGTTTTCTTGCATTATTTACATATGGAATAAGTTTTTCAGTTTTTATTTTTTCGTAGTGCATCTTGTCTCCTTTTTTCATTTGCTCTTTTTGATGCTTCAAGCATGTTGTATCTGCACATTTCTTTTGCTTTTTTTCTTTCACTTTCTGATCCTATATGAAGCCACTGTCTTCCTGATACTATTGAAGTTACTGTGCCTGATGACACACTAAACATTTTGGCGAGTTCATATGACTTTGCACCTAGAATGTACAAATCAAGTATCTTTTTTGCATTTTCTTCGCTTAACAATGCTCTGGGGTTTTTTTGTCCCATTGCTACAGTTCCATGCAGTATTTTGTGATCGCTGTTTTCTTGTGCATCAACCCATTTCAAATTGTGTGCGTTGTTGTTTTTTGTGTTTCCATCAAGATGTGCTGCTTGTCTTTTGTTTTCCGGACTCTTGCCATTAAACGCCTCACAAACCAGCCTGTGAACGTATCTGTCGCGTTGTTTTCCGTCTTTAATCAACGCAACTCTCATATATTTTTTTTCTGATCCGCCTGGTCTGAATTTAAGAATCATTCCTGGAATTGATATTCCCTTTTTTTGTGAAATCAATACTCGTACAAGTCCCGTGTTTGAAACTTCATAACAAGGAAACTCATCTATGGTTTTCCACACGGTCGTGACCTTTTCGTATTTCATTCTTGCACCCCAAACTCAACAACAAAAGTTCCATCGCTAAGACGTGCGGCTTGAACTCCCATCGGGCGTTTTGCTGAAACGATGCGGCTGCGTTCTTCTTCAAAGTCGTTTTCGTAAAGCTCCACGGTCCCGCTGTTGATTTGCCGAAGCAGCCTGTCCATCTCTTCTTTCAGAGTGGCAACGCACTCGCTTGTCGCCTTCTTGAACACACCGAGCTTCGATTCAAGAGCAGAAATGTTGTGTTTGATTTCTGCCGCGCGTCGGGCCATATCGACAATATCCTCGTCGGTGATGTTTCTTGTCTCTTCAAACATTGGTTCTTTTTTCATTTCTTAACTCCCTTGCCCCTGAGTGTTGTTTTCTTGTGTCCGTTTTCTTCTGCTGTCATAATCTCTTTGACTTCGATAAAGATGCTAGGCTCTTCACTGTTGTCGCAATATCTTTTTGATACTTTCAAATTCACTATTTGAGAGTCATCCTCCCAGAAAATGCCATTTAATGCGTCAATTGCTAACTTTGCGTAGTTATCGGCGTCCGGTTTTGTTGTGGGATAACAACGACTTACAGACTTTGGCCGTCTGAGTGAAAAAACAAGCTCCACATTTAATGCGCCAGATAGTAGCGGTTTGCCTAAGTTTTCCATGTGCTTTTTTGCATACACAGAAATTACACGCTCGGCGTTGCGTGTTGCCTTGGGTGTGAATGCGACGGGCTTTCCATGCAGCGTTGAGATACGGGGCCTGCCCTTAGCGACAGGGTCAATTGGAATGTCAAGAACAATCATTTTTCTCTCCTTTTGCACACTATAGTACCACCCTCGCCTTCTGTGTCAACGTGCGCCAAAACCCTTGTTTTTCGCTAACAACTATTTTTCTGATGATACTGCTAAAACATGTTTACAATTTTGTAATTTTGTAGTACCAATCGTCTCAGAAAGGAGACACGAATGAACCAGATAATCCACACGACTTGGAACGGAATCGAGTTCGCTTTTGACTGCTACGCCATGGAAGACAGGGGCGACCGATGGACTCCACCGTGCAGCGAATTTGTAATCGAGGGCGTTAAGTCCGAGACACATCCTGAGCTTGCCGATTGGCTCGCTGAAAACATCGACAACCCGCTTTTTGCCCACCTCGTTTCTGAGCTGGAAAAAGAAGCATTTGCAAAGGAGTATTGAGTGATAAAGTTTAACATGCCCGAAACCGAGTACCACGGCCATCCTGCCCTTGGGTCGAGTCAATTTAGAACATTCTTGAAATCACCCCTTCGATACAAGTTTGAGCAAACGCACCCCACAATCGAAAAGAGTTCTGCCCTCGACTTTGGTAGTGCGGTTCATTTTGCGCTGCTACAACCGCACGAGTTTGGCAATGCGGTTGTGATTGAACCAAAGTTTGACAGGCGCACCAATGCAGGGAAAGAAGCGGCTGCAAGGTTTGAAGCTGCACTTGCCCCGAACGCTATCCGAATGAGTGAACAGGACGTGACTCGTGCCCAATTTATTGCAAAAGCAATTCGCCAAAGCGAGCTTTGGGAAAAGATTATCATGCCCCTCAAGCCTGTTTTTGAGGTGTCTGTGTTCACCAAAATAGAAGGCGTGGACGTGAAGGCTCGATTTGATATTTGCCCCGCCGAGTGTCGTGGCGTGCTGTTCGACCTCAAGACTACGATGTCGGCCAGCAAGTGGGCGTTCAGAAACTCAATCATCAAATACGGCTACCACATTCAAGCCGCTTATTATGCCCTCGCATACGAAGCAGAAACCGGAGACGCAGTAGACTCGTTCGGATTCCTCGCTGTGGAAAAGTCGGGAGCCTACGACTTCCAGCTCCACGAGTTCACGGGCGACGATATGAAGCGAGCCAAAGAGCTTGTGCTCAACGGCCTGCGAGAATTTTCCACCTGCCAGACCTTTGATAGTTGGAACGGTTACCCGAAACACGAGGCAACATTGATTCCCAATTTGCCCGACTATGCTTTTGAAAAAGGAGATTTTGAATGAGTACCGAGATTGCAAAACGCCAAACAGCTGAGATTGATTTCACTACTGAACAAATTGACGTGATGAGGAAAACAATCGCAAAAGATGCCACGCCGATTGAATTTGAGCTGTTTCTAAACATCGCGAAAAGCGCAGGTTTGAACCCATTTCACAGACAAGTTTTCTTTGTGAAACGTGGGGGAATTGGACAAACGACAGCGAGCATTGACGGGCTCCGTTTGATTGCTCACCGCACGGGTCAATATCGTGGGCAAGTCGGGCCAATGTGGTGCGGGCCAGATGGTGAATGGAAGGATGTTTGGACAGAAAGCGTGCCACCTGTTGCAGCAAAAGTTGGTGTTTGGCGTGAAGGATTTTCTGAGCCTTTGTTTGCTGTTGCTAACTTTAACGCATACTGTGCAAACACTCCGATATGGAAAAAAATGCCTGAACTTATGATTTCAAAATGCTGTGAATCTTTGGCCCTTCGCCGGGCATTTCCCCTTGAAATGAGCGGATTATATTCAACAGAGGAGCTTGATGGAGAAGACTTCCGAGAACAAAAAAGCGTAATCAACGCCGAGATGGTTTCAGAAAAACCTAACCAAACTTTGCCTGAAACGAAGGAGCAAGTCAAGCGTGACCCTTACATCGACTGCCTTGCCGACAAGACGTGGCTCGTGTCTCAGCTCGCATTGCGGGGCGTAGTGAACGACAAAAGCGACGAATATCAAAACGCTGCTCGTGCTTGGCACACTTGGGCAATCGGAAGAGATAAGTCCGAGGTGAAAGCAAAACTTGATGCCGATGTTGGAAAGGAGCTTGCACAATGAGCGATTCAAAGACCGCAGTTATCAGCAAAGATTTGCACGCCATTTGCAAACAAGTCGCCCTTGATGCTGGTGTGAAGCTGGAGACGGTAATCAACACCGCAATCGAGATGAGCTTGAAAAACAAGGAACTTTACAAAAAGCTGAAAAGAGCTTAAATAAAAAACCGGAGCTTTGGGGGCTCCGGCACAAACATCCCGATGAAAGGAATACCCGTGAAGGTAGTCAAAAGTTATTTACGAGTCAACATTGAAGCCGAGTTTTTTTCATCTGCACAGAAAATGGCTGCAGATTTTGAAAACTATGACCGCCTAGAAACCTTCCCAAAAAACCTGCTTGCAAGAACTCTGACACTATTCCAGTGTGTGAACCTGTGGCGTGAAAGTCAGTGCAGACAAATGACTCATGCAACACGGGAAGAGATTGACAAGTGGACAGAGGGGGGCTTTGAGACTTTGCTTGCAGCAAAGATTATTGAACCATCCGATGATGTATTTGAGATTGTCGGCAATGAAAAACAACTCGAATCCATTCAAACATGGCGAGAACACAAATCAAAAGCTGGCAAGGCTGGCGCTGCGAAGCGATGGAAGAAACAAAAAGAGCCCAAAAGTATAGCAGAATAGCAGAATATAGCAGCTGCTATGTTTTTGATAGCAACCGATAACAGCTGCTATGTTTTTGATAGCAACCGATAACAGCTGCTACGAAAAACATAGCAAAAATAGCTCAAGTACAAGTACAAGTATAAATACAAAATACATAATACATAAGAGTTACGCCGTTCTAATTTTATTAAATAATTATTTACAGAATTTAAATTGTTTGTTAAGAGAGTTTTAGAAAGGAGAACATTTGCATGAAAGCCACACGAATTACACCGATTCATCATAGTATTTTGAAGCATAAGTCTGTAGAGTATGATTGCCGTTTAGAGCTTGTTTTGGAGGCCGTCATTGAGCTTGCTACCAGCTCCAAGCACCGAGAGAGTTTGGCTGAAATTGTGGCGACTCTTAAAAATACGCAAAATGCGCCCGCTATTGAATCCAAGCAGCTCGAAGCTAGTGAGACTATGCCCGACCCTCTTTGTACGTCTCAGACCCCGTCTAAACGACGAACCTCCGGGTCTGTGCCCGCCAAGGCGGTCACGACTCCCGCTTCACAAATCTGGCAGGCATATTCTCAATCGATGAAAACGCTCTGGAACATGGAGCCACCCAGAAACGCCAAAGTGAACGCCCAATGCAAGATGCTCCATGAAGCCGTTGGCCTCGACACAGCACTGGCCCTTGCTCGTTACTATCCAACCCGATGCAAAAAGTTTTATGTGCAAAAAGGTTTTCCCATCGGGCTTCTGCTCACCGATTACCCATCTTTGCTCATTGAAATGGCAAACAACACAAAAATCACAGACCGCATTTTGAACAAGCTGGTTGAAAACGAAGAAGCCCAGGAAGCAAGCAAGCGCCTGACACTCGAACCCCTCGACCCATTTTCAATCGATGACGAGCAGCTTGCTCTCGAAGCTTCAAAAACCTTAATGCTACGGGGTGAATAATGAGCAGAATGGAATACGTCGATTTTGAAAAAAGCTTTAAATTTCTCGCAGAGGTTTGTGGGAAAGCTAACCCCAAAGAATCGATGATGCGTTTCTTTTGGGCACAGGTTTACCTGCTCGATGCTTCTGCCATCAAAGCATCCTTCTCGTTCTTTGCTTCAGATGCGAAATGGCCCACGGCTAACGAGTTTGCAAAACACTGTGGAGGCGACGGGAGAACCGACAAGCATCTGCCAGAATTTGAACGAGGTTTGCCAAGATTCACAGATGAAGTTTATTTGCTTCGTTGTTTTGAAAAGGGAGCCACCCTTGATGCTCAAGAGCAATCACTAGCACAAACCGTTGAGATACATGGTGCCCGTGGAGATTATTACGCCATCAGAAACGTTGATGGCGTCAGAAAAAACTCTTGGGAGAGACACATTTTTGGAAAGCCAAAGCAAGCTCCAGCGCCGAAAGTAAGAACTCCAATGCCCAAAAGACCAGACCAAAAACTAGCAGCAGCAGGAGACAAACTATGAGCAGACCGATTCAAAATCAGCACTATGCAATAGGATTTACTTACAAACACTCATTTCATGGCGTCGTTAAATACATGGGCGATATCTCGCATGAGGACGGGACTTGTTCTCACATATTTGCTAAGAGCTATTTCAACGAGCTTGTGGGCCAATGGCATGCAATGGCGATTTCTGAGCACGATTCTTGGGTTGAAGAGTACATTTCGGAGGACTGAACGTGAGAACAAACATCGTAAGAAATGCGTCACCAAAGCCGTTTGATGAGCAAAAGAAGGCCGCCGCAATAGCACTAATTGAGCAGGGTTATTCTTTGAACAAAACGGCTAGAATTATTGGTATCTCAAACGCTAATCCGATAAGAAATTACTTGCTAAAAGAACATCCGAAGGTGTATCAAATAGCCTTAGAAAACGGAGCAAGGAATAAAAACATTTCGAGAAGGGGCTTGCAATGATTGACTTCAATACAGAATTTGAGAAGTGGAAATCACAGCAAGTTGAACAGGGTGACACCCGTTCAGAAGCAGAGCTTCTGCGAGAATGGAAAGACCTCATGTATTTGATTGACAGGGAGAATCAATGGCGAAAGGAAAAGCTATGATAAAAGTATTCCGCTGCCCGTGCGGCAAGAATGAATATCGACGCTTGTACAATCAGATTAAAGAGTCTGGTTGGCAAGTGCTTGGGGTTAAAAAGCATTTACTGTGTGAGGATTGGCTTATTAGAGCCGTCAAAAAGGATTATTTTTTCGCACAGACGTATGAAAATCAAGTCAGAATTGCCAAGGGTGAGCGTAGGAGTAATTACTAATTTTAAAGGAGATTTATATGACACACGAAGAGATTATTGCAAAAGTTATTGGCGGCGAGTTGAGTTTAAAGGATGCTCTTAACAGCGTTGCCGTGTGGGCAAGTGGCCCTAAGCCAGAATCCAAAGTGCAAATTGTGATTGCGCCGCGAGGGTGGGTTTTTATTGGATATACGCACGAGACAGATAAGCATCTAGTAATAGAACGAGCCAACGTGATTAGAGTTTGGGGCACAACTAAAGGCATTGGAGAGCTAATCAATGGTCCTTTGAAAGATACGAAACTAGACGCTTGCGGAGTTACTCGCATTCCGTTGGGAGCTGTATTAGCTCAAATAGATGCGGAGGAAAGCAAATGGCAATCGAAGATCTGATCGGATTATTTGATACATCAAATACAGCCGTTTTGTCTGGGGATGGGTATGGGTCTGGGGATGGGTATGGGGATGGGTATGGGTATGGGTATGGGTCTGGGTCTGGGGATGGGTCTGGGGATGGGCATGGATCTGGATCTGGGTATGGGTATGGGTATGTAGAGGTTTTATAATTTATTTTTTATTAAAAAATGAAGACTCTCAAAGCAATCTATGACGGTGTAGCAATGCTACTAGTCAACGGGATACTATTACTGGTACTGTTGTTCTATATTATTTACGTTTCTTTTAAATCATTAATTATAAAATTATGGAAATAGAAAAATTCAATCCAACTATACTAGAACTGACAACATTGGCTGATAAGTATAGAGGTTTAAAAATCAAAGATATAAATGATAAAGAGGGTTATTTGCAAGTTGATCAAGCAAGAAAGGATTTAAAAAACAAAAGGACAGATATAACAAATAGAGCAAAAGATCTAAGAGCAGAAGCTATTCAGTTTCAAAAAGCAGTTATTCAAAAAGAGAAAGAGTTAATAGGGATTATACAACCATTAGAATTAGAACTAAAATCCGAACAAGAAAGGATTGATTTAGAAAAAGAAAAGATCAAAAGACAAGAATTTTTGCCAGAGCGAAGACAAAAATTACTGGATATAAACGTAGAACAAACCGACGATTATATTTTATGTCTATCTGATAGTGAGTTTTTACGATATTATTCAGAACAAAAAGAAATATATTTAGAGAATAAACGAATTCAACAAGAAGAAGAAATGAGGATTGAAAGAGAAAAGTTAGCAGAGGCTCAAAGAAAATTAGATGAAGAAAAAAGGATAGAAGAAGCAAAAAGATTAGCTGTAGAGGAGGCAAAACA